ATATGTTGCTCAAAGAGCAGGTATCGGTATCAATGCAGGTAGAATTAGAGGTATCAATAGTAGAATAAGAGGTGGCGAAGTACAACACACAGGTGTTATTCCTTTCCTTAAAAAGTTTGAAGCTACTGTTAGATGTTGCACACAAAATGGTGTAAGAGGTGGTAGTGCAACTGTACACTTTCCTATATGGCACCAAGAGATAGAAGATATACTTGTACTTAAAAACAATAAAGGTACAGAAGATAATAGAGTAAGAAAATTAGATTACTCTATACAGTTATCTAAATTATTTTATGAAAGATTTATTAGAGATGAAAATATAACTTTATTTTCACCACACGAAGTACCAGGATTATACGAAGCATTTGGTATGCCTGAATTTGATGAAATGTATATCAAATATGAAGCAGATAAATCTATACCAAAGACAACCATAAAAGCACAAGAATTGTTTATGGACTTATTAAAAGAAAGAGCAGAAACTGGTCGTATATATATTATGAATATTGACCATTGTAATACACACAGCTCTTTTAAAGATAAAATTTATATGTCAAATCTTTGTCAAGAGATTACATTACCTACTAAACCTATAAATCATATTGATGATAAAGAAGGTGAGATTGCTTTATGTATTCTTTCTGCTATTAATTTAGGTCTATTAATAGACTTTGATGAGTTAGAGGATTTATGTGATTTATCTGTTAGAGCATTAGATGAGATTATAGATTATCAAGAATATCCTGTTGAGGCTGCTAAAATATCTACACAGGCTAGAAGATCATTAGGTATAGGATATATTGGTCTTGCACATTATCTTGCTAAAAATCAAGTAAGTTATGAAAGTAAAGCAGCATTAAAGATTGTTGATAAAGTGACAGAAGCATTTCAATTCTTTTTATTAAAAGCAAGTAATAATCTTGCAAAAGAAAAAACTAAATGTACATGGTTTGAAAAGACTAAATATGCTGAAGGTATCTTACCTATTGATACTTACAAAAAAGAATTAGACGAGATTGTAAATAGAAAATATACTTATGATTGGGAACGTCTAAGAGAAGAAATTAAAAAACACGGATTAAGACACTCAACATTATCGGCACAAATGCCAAGTGAGTCTTCTTCTGTCGTATCAAACGCAACGAACGGCGTTGAACCACCAAGAGATTACTTATCAGTTAAGAAGTCTAAAAAAGGTCCTTTAAAACAAATAGTACCTGATTATAATAAATTAAAAAATTATTACACATTGTTATGGAATATGAAAAGTAACGAAGGATATATTAATATCATTTCTGTTATGCAAAAGTATTTCGATCAAGCAATAAGTGGTAACTGGAGTTATAATCCAGAGAACTACAAAGACAATGAAGTGCCTTTATCAGTAATGTCAAAAGACTTATTGACAACTTATAAACTAGGATGGAAAACAGCATATTATCAGAATACATATGACGCAAAATCTGATATAGATGAACCTGTACATCCAATTGGTTGGCATGACGGTGTAGAAGAAGCGCCAAAGGAAAAGAAAGAAGATAATGAAGAAGATTGTGAGGCCTGTACAATCTAAAGATATTGCTACAGGCGAAAGAATTAAAGTAGAAAATTTATCAAAACCTATAAAAGACTTATTAGGTTATAAAAAAAAAGAACCAAAATTTAATTTAGAAAATTTAAAGTCACGCAAAGAATATGAAAGAAAAAAAACTGAATCAGAAAAAATGCAAGAGGAACTGGAACCATTACCGTGGTGTCCAATGTCAGATGAATGAAAACCTTTAATAGAAAAAAAATAAATTGGATGAAACAACCCATGTTCTTTGGTGAAGAGCCGAATGTACAAAGATTTGACCAACAAAAGTATCCTATTTTTGAGAAGTTAAATCAACAACAATTAGGTTTCTTCTGGAGACCTGAAGAAATATCTTTACAAAAAGATAGAAACGATTATGCTTCTTTAACTACTGAACAAAAACATATCTTTACATCTAATCTAAAGTATCAAACACTATTAGATAGTGTACAAGGTCGTGGTCCATGTTTAGCATTTTTACCTTTTTGTAGTCTACCTGAATTAGAATCTATGTTAGTTGCATGGGATTTTAGCGAAACAGTACATAGTAGATCATACACTTATATAATGAAGAATATATATTCAGACCCTACCGAAGTATTAGATACTATTATTGATACACCAGAAATCATGGCAAGAGCAAAAACAGTTACCGATTCATATGATAAATTTATAGGTTATGCTCACAAGTATTATATAACAGGTAAAGGTGATATTAAAGAACTTAAAAGACTTCTATACCTCACATTGATTAATGTTAATATATTAGAAGGTATTAGATTCTATGTATCATTTGCTTGTTCATTTGCATTTGGTGAACTTAAACTTATGGAAGGTAGTGCTAAAATTATATCATTGATTGCAAGAGATGAAAATTTACACTTGGCTGTATCTCAAAATATGATTAATAATTACCGTAAAAAAGAAAACGATAAAGAAATGCTTAAAATCATACAAGATAACGAACAAGAAGTTTATAAAATGTATGATATAGCAGTCCAACAAGAGAAAGATTGGGCAACGTATTTGTTTAAACAAGGTTCAATGATTGGATTAAATGATAAACTATTGAATCAATATGTTGAATTTATGGCAAACAAAAGATTAAGATCAATAGGGTTAAAAGCTCAATACAACCAACCAGCAACTAACAACCCATTACCTTGGACACAACACTGGTTAAATAGTCGTGGATTACAGAACGCCCCACAAGAAACTGAAATAGAAAGTTATGTGGTTGGTGGTATTAAACAAGACGTAGAGAAAAATAGTTTTAAGGGGTTTAAATTGTAATGAGTATAGAAGATAAGATAAAATGCGAGAATTGTAGTGCCGAATATGAAGTTAAACATGATCTTCCTAAGGATGATTTTACGATAAGATATTGTCCTTTCTGTAGGCAGGAACGTGAAATAGAAGATGATGTATTTAATGGAGTAGAAGACCGATATGAAGATTGGAATTGATTATAGTTTAAGTTGCCCAGCGATATGCGTTAATACGTCAAATAACGAGTTTAAGTATAATGATTGTACTTTTCTATATCTAACTAATGTAAAAAAGTATGCAGACACATTTAAACATGGTAATGTAAAATTTGTGGGTATTAGACATGATGAATATACTAGAGAAGAACAACGATATGACAATATATCTAATTTCTTTTTAAGAATTATAGACAAATATCAAAATCCCAAAATCAATTTAGAAGATTACTCATTTGCCTCAACTGGCCGTGTGTTTCATATTGCTGAAAACATGGGTTTGTTGAAGTATAAATTATTTAAGAACGATTTACATTACAATTTACTTGCACCAGCACAAATTAAGAAGTTTGCTACTGGTAAAGGTAATGCAAACAAAGAGAAGATGATTGAATCCTTTAAAGAAGAAACTGGTTGCGACTTGCTCAAAATCTTTGAATGTAATTACACATCACCAGTATCAGATATTGCAGATTCATATTTTATTTGTAAATTTATTAGTGAGGATTTAAATTTATCTAAATAGAATTAATTATGTCATTACCAATTAGAAAATTTATAGTCAGATTAAGAATGTGGTATGCTAAATTTAGAGGCCATCCAGATCATAGATGGAATTATGAACCATCTGAACATTACATGGGTCGTAAACATAAATAAAAGACAAAATAAGAACAAAATAAGAACATAATTACCTAAAACCCTATATTTCCCTACCTTTTTAACTCCATTTAGTGCTTGCAATTGTGCCAAAAGTCTGTTATACTATTCGTATATGACAAACAAAAACAGAAAACAATTATCTCAAAACACAATCCACCTAGTTTATGGCTATGAATTTGTATCTCCAGAAGACAAAGATTATGGAGAAACATTTTGGACTTATAATACTATATTCAGAAATGTTCCTTGGATAAAAAATGTATATTTAAATTCTATTAAAGATAGAGTTAAGAAATATTGTGATAAAAATCTTGAAGAAAAGGCTGAAAACTTTACTGGTAATACTAAAGTTGATATTATTTTAGGTGAAGATTATTATAGAACTTTTGCTGATGCATTTGAACTAGACACATCAGAAGGTCAAGATTATAACCTATTTAATGATTACGGTCAAATCTATAACACTAGACAATTTTTTAAAAGAGATTATAACCCCAAAATAACAGAATTATACAACCCAAAGACTAAAATAATAGCGGCATAACTGCTTGACTTTTAGATAAAAATGTTATATAATAGAAAAGTAAATAAAAAAAATAAAGGAGAGAATACATTATGGACATAACAAAAGAATTTATATTTGAAGAATTCGGCAAATTAAAGAGTAATAAAGATAAAGTGAAATATCTAAAAGAAATCAAAGAAGAAAAACAAAAAAATCCTCATTTGTTTAGAAATCTTAAAATCAGTATCAAAGCTTTTGATAATCTTATTAGAGAATGGGAAAGTGTTGCTCCTTTCGGTGCATTGCTAAGACAAATTGAAGAAAGAAAAGATGCTGAGAGAAAAAAAATTAAAAAAGACCAGGAAGCAAGAGGGATTAAACACTAATGAAAAAATATTTATTTGGTTTTTGGGTAGTTGCATTATCTTTACTAATGCTATCTATTACTTTCACGGTTGTTAAGGCAGAAGATAAGACAACAGCCATTTTAGGACACGTCATTACACAGGTAATTCAAGATAATGATATGGATCATAGAGAAGTATTGGAAAATGAGTTGGCTGCCTTAGTTCACAAATTTTCAATTGAAATAACAACTGTATTATTACAAAACTTGCCAACTATATTAGATAATGTGGCAGCACAGATAAGAATAGAAGCGGATAAACAATATAAATGTTCACTTCAAGATAAAGATTACAAAAATAAAGAATGTATATAATGAAAAAAATATTATTAATATTAAGTTTATTATTATTCACAACAAATTGTGCTAGTAATAAATCAAAATCTCATATGAGTGCTGTAATAGGTGCAACAGGCGGATATGGTACCTGTCGTGCATTATTAGATACAGGTATTGCTATAACGGCCGCTTGTACAGTAGTCGGTGCA